CAATCCTGACTTATGGAAGGATCCGCCACCGCCTGGCTACACCGGCGGCCGCTTCCGGGGCAGTCACATCGTCAGTATTGGCGCACCGGTTTACACCGTGACTACCAACATCGACCCAAGTGGATCGGAGACGCAAAGCAAGGGCATGGCCGCGCTTTCTGGATTGGAGCCCTACACCCAAGTCTTCATCCAGACAAACCTGCCATATGCCGAGCGGCTTGAGCAAGGCCATTCTGGGCAGGCGCCTGACGGCCTGTACGAACTCGCATTCATCAGTGTTTCGGAGATGTTCAGATGACCTACGAAGAGATTCGCGCGGCCATCACAGCCCGCGCTGCAGCCTTCACTGGCATCGAGCAAACAAGGATCGATTACCAGAACGCTCTGGCTGTGGCGGTCTTCGTTCCGCCCGAAACCGGCCTCTGGTGCCGAATGACCATCCAGCATGGCACGGCGTTCTTTGCAGGAATGGGCGACAGGCCACATAGCCGTAAACCTGGGCAGATCGTTTTCCAGTGTTTCGCTCGGCCGCGCACCGGCATGAAGCCGATCACCGCTCTGGTCGACGCGCTCGAGGAGCATTTCGGCTACTGGAGTACCGGCGACCTTGAGTGCATGGAAACCAGCCAGGCAGTGGTCGGTGACGACGGCAACGGCTTCTATCAGATCAACGTGAACACCCGGTTCCGCGCCGGCTGACCCAGCAACACCCATCCCACCCGCCATGTGCGGGTTTTTTTATGCCCACAGAAAGGTGGAGAAAATGAGTTCAGGCGCCAAGATTGTTACGCACTACATCAAAGAAACGGTGCCGGGCACCACGCCTGTTGCACCCGCCGCCGGCGACTGGAAGACCATGCGTCTCACCGGCAACACGCTGTCACCAACCCCGGACACTGAAGTCTCGGACGAAATTACCGACAGTCGCGTCAGTCAGGGTTCGGTTGTTACCGGCCTGACCATCGGCGGCGACCTGACCGCCGAACTGTCCTACGGATCGTTCGATGAGTGGCTGGAGGCGCTGTTTTATGGCACCTGGACGGGCAATGTCCTGAGCATCGGCGATACCCGTCACACCTTCAGCGTGCAGAAGGGATTCACCGATATCGGCGTCTACAGCCTGTTCAAAGGCGTTCACGCCGCTTCCGGCTCTATCGACATCCCCGAGCAGGGCAAAGTCGTACTGACGATCAGTGGCCAGGCGCTTGATTATGCGGATGCCGATACGTCCTTCGTCACCGGCGCCGCGGCACCGACCACCACCCCGTACATGTCCAGCCTCGCCGTCGGCGACATCCTGGTCGACGGCGTTTCGCTGGTCGGTCAGGCGTGCGTGTCGGCGATCAACATCGCAATCGACAACACCGTGCAGGTCCAGCGCTGCCTGGGCAATGGCAAGCTCGGCCCCGGCGCAATCATCGCCACCGAGGCGGCCATCACCGGCACGCTGACCCTCGCGTGGTCGAAGGCCTCCTGGCTGATCTGGAAAGAGCAGCTGACCCGTAAGGCATTCAAGGTCGAGTTCCCAATCACCGACAGCCTGGGCAACAAGTACGAGTTCGATTTCCCGAGCATCGAGATTGATGGCGAGCTGCCAAACGGTGGCAAGCGCGACATCGTTCAGGTGACGTTGAACTACACCGTGGCGAAGGTTGCCCCGACCATCACCCGCACCCCAGCGGTCGTCATCCCGTAAACCCTGATTCATCCATTTTTGACTGCTCCGGTGATTACGCCAGCCGGGGCGGTCTTTTTTTGGCGTGGCGTAGAGGATTTACCAATGGCTCTCAAACTCGTTAAGAAAAATGCAGCGGCATCCCAAACCAAGTGGGTCGACTTCGACGAAGACACCAAGGTCCTGCTGGCTGGCATTGATACACCCGAATATCAGATCGCGCTGGAGCGCATGCGCCGACGCCTTCGCAACAATGACGCCAAGTTCGACGAAGGTTCTGTCGGTGTGGTTGCCGGCGAGAAAACCGAACACGAAAACCACTGCATGCTGCTGTCCAACTTCATCTTGAAAGATTGGGATGGCGCTCAGGACGAAGAGGGCAACCCGATCAAATACACCCCAGCCATTGGCGCACAGATGCTCGAAGGCGACGTGGACTTCTTCATCTTTGTCCTCAAACAGGCTTCCACCTTCACCGACGAGAACAAGGAGGAGCTGGCAGAGACCGTGGAAAAGCCACAGCCCGCTTCGAGTGGGAAAAAGAATGGTCAGGCCAAAGCGAAAAGCGAAAGCTCATCTATCACCGCCTAAACATGGCGGTACCGGGCGAGCCGGAGACTGATGCGATCACCGCCTACCTGCTGAACACATTCCGCAACGTGATTAGGGGCCGGCGGATGCTGGCAACCATGACAGGGGCGCACCCGATGCCCCTGTCTGCTCGCGAGATCAGCGACTGGCTGGAGGCGCACCCTTCGCCATTGCCCAGGCACGAAGTGGACGAGGTGATGTTTGCCTTGGACTACATCGTGCTGAGCGAGAAGGAGGAGGGGTGATCGCCGTCGTTTTTGCGCCCTCCTTGGATGGTGGTAGATTGCCGCTATCTAAAAAGGAGTGTGATAAATGAAGAATCTTGTAGGAGCGCTGGCGATGGCGTCCTTTGGTATGTCGGTAGCGCATGCGGAGCCGGCTGATCCAGTTAAGTCGTACGCCCAGCTTCTTCATCATGGCGCATTCATGTGCAAGCTTGAGAGTGAAAACTATGATGCGGCGGTGCGATATCAATCGGCAAAGCAGGGTGATATTGGTGAGAAAGTTGGCGCCTGTATCAGAGAATATTCGGTAAAGGCTAAGGAGGGTCTTCCCGTCGCGATAAAGGCAGCCAAGAACGACGCAGTAAAAACCGCGATTAAGACGCTATACACCGATTGGAACGCTTATTTCGGTGAGTTTGATCGACTAAGCGAGAGCCGCTATGAGCGATCTGAAAGCGCCTTACAGACAGAACTACTGACGTCGCAGTAATTGAATCAAATCCTATAAGCCCACTTCGGTGGGTTTTTTTACGCCCGGAGAAACGTCATGACTCAAACATCGCGCCTTGTCCTTGAGATTGATAGTCGCGATGCCGAGCAGAAAGCGGCAGATGTGCGCAAGGCACTAGGGGCACTGGAGGACGCAGGGCTAAGCATCAAGCCGGCGATGCATAAGGCAGGCTCTGGCCTTGACGGTTTAGGCAAGGCTGCCAATAAGGCTGGCGGAAACCTCGACCAGCTGGGTCAATCGACAGAAAAGGCAGGCTCGGCGACATCCCGTACTACTGAAACCTACGATGAGGCCAGTGCTCGTCTGCTCGCTATGGCGAAAAACTCGCTCCAGGCCAGCGAATACATTAAATCCCTCTCCGCCAGCACGGCGGCTGCATCCTCCGCATTCAACGAAGCAAGCAATAAGACGTCGTCGCTTTCTGCGCTACAGAAGCGCCTGCAGGCTGACTCAGATGCTCTGGTTGGATCTACAGATCGAACTGCCGTCTCTACTAAAAGAGCGTCCGCCGCCACCGAGGCACAGGTACGAGATCTAGCCGACCTGCTTGGGAAGATAGATCCGACTGTTGCTGCGCTGAAAAAGCTCGATGTTGCCCAGGACAAGCTATCGAAATACAACGCCGCTGGAATTTTGCCAGATGGTGAGTTCGCCAAATACACCTCGAAACTGGATCAGGCCAGGAGCGGACTTGGGACATTTGACGAGAGCCTGAAAAAAACAGGAGTTTCTTCCGGCCAGACCACGGCCGCTCTGCGTCAGCTTCCCGCGCAATTCACGGATATTTTCACCAGCCTGGCCGGCGGCCAAAATCCGCTCATGGTCTTGATCCAGCAGGGTGGACAGATCAAAGATTCGTTCGGCGGCATCGGAAATACCGTTGATGTGCTGGGCGGCAAAGTCAAAGGCTTCTTCTCCTCGATCATTGGGAGCAGCTCCAGTATTGCCGGCGCAGGGACTGCACTCGGCGAACTTGCATCTCAGCAAAACGCTGTAGCGCAAGGCTCTGAAGCGGCAGCTGACGGCCTTGGTGGCATGGCTGAAGGTGCCAACACAGCCGCTGAC